TGTACTTAAATCGCAGTCAATCAGCAAAACTCTATACCACAGTTATAACATAGAAGCCATACTAAGAGCTAATGTTGTTTTTCCGCTTCCACCTTTTCCACTTAATAATGCTAATATCTTACTCATTGCTTCCTGCTCCTTTATCTATGTGTCCTAAGTTTCCCTCTAATAATCGTTCAAAAAATTTTAATTCCTGACTATCCAAATCCCTACTACTATCATTTTTCACATCAACCAATTTATTTTCCGGCTCCAACCACAGCACAAATGAGTCAATCACCATATAGGCTATCACTATTATTGTTAATATTGACATTACTGTATATCCCAAATCAGGTAATGCTACTCCAAATAGTATACCAACAGCTAACAGACAAACTACTGACATCATAAAGCATAGCAGTGTATGTAAAAATTTACTCCAAAATTGTGTCTTTCCATATATTTTAGGCACGAACTCCATTAGCAAAGATAACATATAAATAAAATAAGCGCTACCTAATACTTCTTTGTCCTCAGCTCCTAATAAAACCAATATACCACCTATCCACTAAATAATCCAAATTACTACTTTTATAAGTGATTCAATCTTATTTTCATATAAGTGAATTTCTGTAATTGTTTTTTTTAACTTTCCCATTTGTAACTCTCCCAAATAAATCATTAAAAGTATATTTTCAAATTTTTATTTCAAGTCTGGGATAAAACTATTTTCTTCTTTAAGTGTATTCTCACCCATTTAATATTTTATTTCTTCAATCACCCACACCTTATATATAGTTTTCCTTTTTCACTTCCTTTACCACCAATATCAGACTACTACTGTTTTGTTTTCGTGTTATTACTCTTTATTCCTATATAATATTTCTTAATTATACTCCAAAACCAACAAAGCCACAAGCACCCGCTCATGGCTCCGTTAATTTTCTTACCACTTTTTACTAACTTTCCAAGCCGAACATATCCCTGCCTTTCCAAACCACCTCAATCCGCCCTTCTCCAAACACCCTGATCCTCTCAATCCCCTTCCGCAGCACCCCCTTATCAAACTCCCGCAGAGCCGCTATCCCTTCCAGCACAGTCTCCCCGTCCCGGGAACCGCACCCTTTCAGTCTCTCAATCCCATCCTCTGCTTCTCCCATCTCCTTCCCAATTTCCTCAACCCGCACACCCATACTCCCCGTCCTTGCCTTAAACTGCTCCCGTGTCATACCCCCGGACCGATACTTATCATACAAAAACATCTTCTCCGCCGAAAGCCGCTCCTTCTCCTTCCGCAAAGCATCCAACTTCTTCTCCAGCGTCTCCCGCTCCGCTTCCACGTCCTTCCTCCCGGAATTGCCCAGCATCACCTCCGCCGTCTTCCGCACATACTCCATAACGCTCCCTTCCAGCGTTTCCATATCCTCCACCGCCCTCCTGCACTCCGTATCAGAGCCGCATGTCCGGTAACGGCAGCAATACTTATGGTTCTTCTTCACCATGGACCGCCCGCAATACCCGCATACAAACAGCACCTCCCGCTTAAAGCCGCTCATATCCACGCCGCTCCTGTCCCGCTTCTTCGGCTTCGCCCTCTCATTCGCTAGGGCAAACAGTTCCTCCGACACCAGCGGCTCATGCTGCCCGTCCACAACCACCCACTCCGAACGGTCATGCCACAGCATCTTCTTCCCCGTAGTAATAGACTTCTCCGAACGGTTCCACACCACCTTCCCGATATAAGTCTCATCCGACAGTATGGAACGCACCGACTGGGTCCCCCACAGCTTCTTCACCCCGCCGCCCGGATGCTGATACCTGCTGTCCTTCCTCTGCTTATACTCCACACAGGTAAGCACACCATTATCATTCAGATACCGCACAATCCCGGAAATCGTAATCCCTTCCGCCGCCATGGTAAATATCTTCCGTACCACCTCCGCCGCTTCCGGGTCAACCACCAGCCGGTGCTTGTCCTCCAGGGACTTCTCATACCCATACCTTGCAAAGCCGCCCAGATACTCCCCTTTCCGCGCCCTCGCCATCTGCGCAGACCGTATCTTCTTAGACAGGTCCCTGCTGTACAGCATATTGATCAGATTTTTAAAAGCCACATTCAGTCCGCCCGCAGTCCCCAGCACACCCTCACTGTCATAACGGTCATTCACAGAAATACACCGCACCTCCATCAGCGGAAATATCTGTTCCAGATAACTCCCAACCTCAATATAATCCCTCCCCAGCCTGGAAAAGTCCTTCACAATGATACAGCCCACCTCGCCCCGCTTCACCGCCTCCATCATACCCGCAAAACCGGGACGCCGGAAATCAGTCCCGCTGAACCCGTCATCACAAAATTCAATGATCCGGCACTTCCTAAGCTCCCCATCCCCATCAATAAACCCGTCCAGAAGTCGCCTCTGGGACACAACACTGTCGCTCTCCTGCTTCACGCCCCTGCCGGTATCCACATCCTCATCCGACAACCGAATATATTTAGCCACCACATCAACCTTCACCGTTCTCCGCCTCCCTTTCCCTCACGGCCTCCAAAAGCTCCGCAAGCATGTCATCATAGGCCAGGACCACCTCACAGTCCCCGTCCTTATCCACCGAAACCCTCGTCACAAATGCGTCCACCATCCCCTGGGTCAGCTCCCTCTCCCCCAGGAACCCACGCACCGTCTTCTCCCAGCCTTCCTCTATATGGAAATCCCGTGCGTACCTCTCCCGCTCTTCCAGCAGTTTCTCCAGCTCCGCAGAAAGCGCCTCCGCCTCCTTCGTATACCGCTCCGATAGCGCCGCATATTCCTCCCCGTCGATCAGCCGCTCCGCAAAATCCGCATACAGCCCCGCCTTCTTCCCTGCGTCCTGCCGAATCCGCTCCCTGATACGGTCCGCCTGCCTGGACATCAGCCTGTATCGCTCCGTCCCCTGCCTCCCGGCATTCAGCTTCCGGACCAGCCGCTCCGTATCCAGGCAGGCATCCATATGGCTCCTGATAACCCCGAACACCGCAGCCTCCAGATCCTCCAGCATGACCTTATGCCGGTACGGGCACACCTTCCGGCTCCTGTTATGGGAACTGCAGCCATAAAAAAACCTATCCCCCTCCTGCGATACCGCCCGGAACAGATACATGGTCTTCCCACAATCACTGCACACCACCTTCTTTTTAAACTTATTCCTCCCTGCCGCACAGCGCCTGCCCTCCGCACGTTTCCCGTTGTAAACCCGCGCCTGCTCCGCCTTCATCTCCTGCACCCTGTCAAAATCAGCCCTGGAGACCAGCGCCTCATGGGTATCCCTGACCACATATCCGGCAGAATCCTCCGCCCCGCAGGAACCGCCCGCAAACAGCTTCCCGCCGGTCTTCCCATGGACAGAATCCCCCGTATAATACTCATTCGACAGCAGCCGCTTCACCACGATCCCCGTCCATTCCACACACCCCTTATGCCCCGTCACCGGAAGCCCCCTTGACTTCCGGTAGACCTCCGGACATGGGATGCCCTCCCCGTTCAGGATTCCCGCAATCCTCCCATAGCCGTTACCCTCCAGGAACAGCCGGAAAATACGCTTCACAACCCCCGCCGTCTCCCCGTCCACCACCAGGCTCTGCTTATCCTCCGGAGATTTCAAATACCCGTAAGGAGCCAGCTTAATCACAAACTTCCCCTCCGCCCGCGCCGTATTCAAGGCAGAAGTCACCTTCCGGGAAATATCCTTCGCATAATACTCATTTACGATATTCTTCAAAGGCATGGACAAGTCCGTCCCGCTCCGGAAAGAATCAAACCCGTCATTGACCGAAATAAACCGCACATCCAGAAACGGGAACACCCGCTCAATATAATTGCCGGCCTCCACATAATTCCTCCCAAGCCTGGACAGATCCTTCACAATGACACAATTAATCTTCCCGTTCCGGATATCCCCCATCATACGCTCAAAACCCGGACGCTCAAACGTGGTCCCCGTAAAAGAAGCGTCAGAATACGTCTCCTGCACCACGATATCCTCCGTCCCCTCCACAAAGCCCCTCATAAGCTCCATCTGCGTCTCAATAGTCCCCCGCTCCCGGTTCACCCCGGACTCATAAGAAAGCCTCGCATACAGCCCTGCCCGGAACAGCACAGCCTTCTCCACTTTCCCAACAGCCCCGTTCAGCTTCTTCCTGCTCTTCCTTGCCATGTCAGACCGCCTCCCTTCCGGCAGACACCTCTTCCGGTCCCGGACACTCCCTGCCCTCCACATATTCCAAAGCCTGCCGGTACTGGTCCGCAAAATCAAACACCACCTCAATATTCTCCCTGTCATACACCCGCACTTCCGAAATCAGGGCCACCACCACATTCCTGGTCAGCTCCCCGATATCCCGATACTCCTTAAAATAAGAAATCCACCGGTACTTGTCCTCATCCCCTTCCAGGACAGCCCGGATCTCCCTCTCCGCCTTCCCTGCCGCCTCCTGCGCCTCCTTCCCCCTGGCCTCATACGCGGCATGGAGCTCCACATAATCCTCCTTCGTGATCACCCCGTCCTTCATGTCCTCATAAAGCATCATACGCAGCTCCCGGCACCTCTCCGCCTCGCCTAACAGCTTCTCCCGCCGTTCCTCCAGCTTCCGGACATCCAAGTCCCTAAACGGCACCGTCCCCGCATATTCCAGCACCCTCTCCAGATCCAGGATACACCCTATATGCCTCTTCAACAGGACAAACACCGCATCCTCCAGCGCCTGCACCGGAATCCGGTGAGGGCCGCAGCTCCCGCCCGCCTTATGCCCGGAACAGATATAATAACAATACCTCTTCCCATTCACCGAAGACACCTTCCGCACCATCGGGGCCCCGCAGTCCCCGCACACGGCAATCCCGGACAGCAGATACACGCCCTCCCTGTCCGGCGCCGTCCTCGTATCCATCCCCAGCAGCTTCTGAACAACCGCAAAATCCCTCTCGCTGACCACCGGCTCATGGTTCTTCTCAACCCTCACCCAGTCCCCTTTATCCTTCCGTATGGATTTCTTCACCTTATGGTTCGGCGTGGACTGCCTCCCCTGCACCAGATTTCCAATATAGACCTCATTTTCCAGAATACGCCTCACCGCCACCGGGCTCCACCCGGACGCCGCCTTCACCCGGAACGCCGTCCGGAAATTGATACCCCGGCTGTTCTTATACTCCATCGGAGAAAGGATACCGTCCCTATTCAGCTTCCCGGCAATGGCATCCTGGCTCATGCCGTGCAGCTTCATACGGAAAATATCCCGCACCACCCCGGCCGCATAAGCATCAACCACAAGCCTATGGCGGTCCTCACCGTCCTTCTGATACCCATAAGGCGCAAAAGCGCCGATAAACTCCCCGTTCCTCCGCTTCACTTCCAAATGGCTCCGGATCTTCACCGAAATATCCCGGCAGTAAGCGTCATTGATCAGGTTCTTAAAAGGAACCAGAATCTCGTCCCCCTGCCCGTCCCCTCTCAAACTGTCATAATGGTCATTCACCGCAATAAAGCGCACCCCAAGAGCCGGGAACAGCCGCTCAATATAGCGTCCCGTATCAATGTACTCACGCCCGAACCTGGACAGATCCTTGACGATCACACAGTCCACCGCGCCCCGCCGTATATCCTCCAGCATCTGCTGGAACCCAGGCCGCTCAAAACTGGAACCGCTGTACCCGTCGTCCACCCGTTCCGAAACCACCACAATATCCTCTTTGTCCTTCAGGAAATCTCTGATTAACTCTTTCTGATTAGAAATGCTGTTGCTCTCCGCCTTAGACGCGCCCGCAACATCGCCATCCTCCTTCGACAACCGGACATAGATGGCGGCATGATAGATCTTCTTGAATTGTTTGTTCTTCATGTGCTCCCGCTCCTTTCTAATTTGCCAGAATCACCTGCAAAATCAAAAAGGCGGATGCACTAACTTGTCCCTAAGACAATCATAGCGCCTCCGCCCCCAAAAGTCCAATGTTATTTTAAACATTCCGCAGCATATTTTCAAAAGCCTCTTCAAAAGAGCCCCCATCCTCCGCAAACCGTACCTTCACCTTCATATCCCCCACACGCACCGCATAAGGATTCCCCACCGCCTCCAGATAAGCCCTCTTCCGTTCCTCCAGCGGCAGGCTCCGGTCAATCTCCACCTCCCGGATATCCACAAGCCCCTCCTTCTCCACAGTCCTCACATCCACGTCTTTCAGCGCGTCCAGCTCCATCACCGTCATAACCAATTCCCTTACCTTTCCAAAATTCATACCAACGGCATGGTATGTACCGCCGGGGAATCCCCCGGCCGACGCGCCGCCCAGACCTCAACAGCCCTCCGGCAGCATATAGCAAGACAAAAAAATAAGGCATCCCTGCCCCTCAACAAAAACGCCCTTACAGCCTCGTCACAAAATCCAGCGAAATCCACCCGTTCCGCTCCCTCTTATACGACTTCAAAAGCCCCCACTTCCCGGCTCCCTTCCCGTCCGCTTCCTCCACAACCGTAAACACACCCGCAC